GCCGTATCGGTGGACTCGGGGAAGTTCGCCCCGATGCCATCGAACTGATAGGTGATTTCGTCGCCAACGGCGAAGTTCAGCACCATGTTGCCGCGAACCCCGGTGGCGTAAATCATCCGGAAGTTGCCATCCTCGGCATTGCGCAAGTAGCGATAGATCGTCATCGCATCTTGCTGCGTCGTGCTTGGCGCATACGTCGCTGACGTTGATGCGACGATCGTTTCGGACATGCCGGCCGCCTGAAGTAGCGGCGCATAGTGCGGCGCTTCCGTAGCCGGGCCACCGGACAGGATCGCGCCGTGAAGCGGCCCTTCGATCGAAACGCTGACGTGGTTTTTCAGGACGGACGACGGAACCCCGTCAAACGAGCATGTGACCCGCTGATGCTCGACGATGGCGTCAACCGGCAGAATGTCACACGTCCGGAACGCCTGATAGGTGTAGTCGTTGGCGGCGCCGAGATTGCCGTCAAGCGCGTCCGTGTTGTAGGCGGATTCCGACGCGATCAACACTTTGCCGAGTCGGGTTAACTGGTGTTCTGTTGCCATCGTGTGGACCTCAAACGGTTACGTAATCAGGGTTCGGGATTGTGACGTCTTGAGTAACTAGCCACTCGGTTCGCGCGACGGCAAACGGCCGCTCGCTTGTGCCTGAATCAAGCCGCGCCTCGTCTCGAGTCAGCAAGGCGTCAAGCGAGTCGTTCTGATTGCCGAGGTGCTTGTAAATCGTTTCGATCAGTGCGCCAACGTAGCGCTCCGCGCGCCACAATTCGACTTGATCGGGATCGAACACTTGGCCGGTTGCGACAAAGTTGTCTTGCGGCGCAATCCTGGCGTGCACTTCCACGGCGATCGGCAGCGTCGTCAGTGCACGGTGTACAAGCGGCCCCTCGGTGTAGCGCTTGACGGTGATCCTGGGGCTCAGCGCCCAATAGAACACAACCACGGGGAAGTTGACGCGGCGCGTCAGGATTTCCACTTCGCGGCCAACGAGCTTGTACGCGGTATCCTCGGGTGCCGGCAGGTATAGGTCTGTGTCGGCAATCGCGGCCAGCTCGGTTGCGTACTGCGAGCGCAGAACCGTCACCAGACGAGTCCACAGGCGCGGTCTAGCCGTTCTGAGCGGTTCAGCCACTTTCACCCCGGATGAAGTCCTTCAACGCCGTAGCGGACGCTTGTGCTGCGTCGTCTGGATCGAAAGGCACGGTTGAAGTGCGGGCAAAGTAGAATTTCGCATACGGCACGGCACTGCCGAAAATGATCGTTCCGGCATTCATCCGAAACACGTGATCGGCGCCACCGGCGAACGAAGCCGCAAGCCTGCCGGTGTTCTCGTTGATTGGCTGAACGGTTGAAAGCAAAGCGTCGTGCACGTCCGCGGCGCCATCATCGAGACGCTCGGCACGGCGGGCCATGTCCTTTTGACTATTCGCCGTCCGTTGTAGGCCCGTCGTCTCGTACTTCAGCATCCTTCACTTCCTCGAGATAGGCGCCGATCACGGCGCCAAGGTCTTTCGCTTGCTTGTCCGTCAGCTCGATGGTTGCGCCCCGTCCTCGCAAGACTTCCTTGCCGATTTCGAGGGTGCAATTGCGCTTCAGTTCATACGTTGTCTTTGCCATTTCACCACCCGGTCCAACCGTCGCCGCGGTCTGTGTTTGGGTCAACCCACGTCCGAGCTTTCGGGTCCGTGGTATCAACATTTGTCGGCAATCCCGTGGTTGCGGAGTAGTCCGCGCCAAGGGTCTGAATCCTCAGTTCTACAACGCCGCGCATGTCCAACCACTCATTCCAGTATCGGGCAACAACCGCCTCGTTTGCCGACATGGTTTGAAGGATCTTCGAAATCGTGAACGCCTTGACGCCGCGATCGGCAACCCGCACCGCGTCAGCATCGGTCAGCGTCACATTGTGTGCGTCAGCAAGCGCCGAAATAACGCCGGCGGACTCGCGAATCCACTCGGTGATCACGGCATTGGAAACGAAGCTTGCCGCTCCGATTTCCTCGGGGTTCAGCGGGGCTTCCCTCTTCACCTCGCCTTGTGTAACTGTGGTCGAGTAGCCCACTAGTCCCCCAGGAACGCGGCGGCCGCCTCGAGGCGTTCGGATTTCGATTTCGGCACGTCAGCGCCAAGCGCCTTCAGCGCCTTGCCAAGGCGATTGTGGCTCGCAGCCTCGTAGGCGTCGCGCAACTCCGTCAAGTCGCTGTCCGTCGATTCTGCGGCGTCTGACGCACTGTCCGGCGCGTCACCCTCGAGCACCTCGAGGAAGTGCCAGTGCTTGCGCTGCGCATACCACTCGGCAGGCGCCGCGATCGTGGCACCCGGCTTGACCTTGCCGTAGCCATCCGGCGTTTCGTCCGCCGAAAGCACGCGGCCACCGTGGTTGATCAACTCGTTGGGTTGCTCGTCACCGCGGAGCCTTTCGCCATCGGAACGGCGCACGTCTGCGGGTTTGATGCGGATCCGTAGCATGGCGCACCTCGTCTACCCTGCGAAACAAAGCTGACGGCGACGCACCGGAGGCAGGGTAGCCCGATGCGCCGCCGTGGCTATCAGAACCCGGTCAGGACCGCGCCCATGATACCCTCGCCACGAGTGGCGTCTATATACAGCGTCGCCATCGCCCAGAATTTCTGGGAACGAGAGTTGTAGCCCTCGTCCGTCTCGCGCATGGCGCCAAACTCGACGGTGATCAACTGATCGCCCTTGCCGGCCCAAACGGTGCCGTCAAACTGACGGGCCGTCGCAACCGTCGCCGCCAACTGCGCAGTGTTGTACCACTGGCCCTCGAGGACGATTTCCTGCAAATGGTTGTAGCGCTGGAAAAGCCAGTTGGCGATCAGTGGTTTCGGCGCGCGCGCGTCAACCGCCGAGTAGTTGTTTGCGAACGAGACGAGCGCCGGCAGCGCCCCAAGTTCGCGCACCTCGGATTCACCGAGCCACAGATGGGTGTAGGCGTCGCCGCCGATATCCATCAACGCATCCAAGTCCTGAACGGGCCTGGCGTTCGTGGTATCGGACCACACGGCAACAGCCGCTTGCGCAGTGTTGAGGACCGCGGATTGCAGGATCGTGGCGCCGTCAGCGTCGACGTCGCCGGCGATCTGAATCATGTTGATGGCCTGAATATGGCCAAGCAACGTTTCCGGCGAGTCGAAATCGCCAGACTGCGCAACGGTCGTTTTGTGGATCGAGTTTTCGGCCGCGTACTTGTGGTCGAAACGGAAATCGGCGTCAGCCAATCCGCCCTCGAGTTTGACGGGATCGCCATCGATCGCGACGCGGCTCGATTCAGCGTCCGCGCCCCCGCGCAACGAGAATTTCGAAGGCAGGTAGGGAACCTTGCCCGAAAGCTGATTCACGATTTTCGGCGCGAACACTTTCGTGAACATGGAATCCAGACTGCCAACTAGCCCGTCCAGAATTTCTGTCTTGTACTCGGGGTCGATCGCTTTGAGATCGAACCCGCCGCTTGCTGTTCCTGGCATTGCTTATCCTCCGTGACGCGGGCCTTACGGCGTCGCGATTTCCTTGTAGTCGTAAAGCTGGATGAAAAGGTCGTCACCGTCAGCGGACGTGTTGAGCGCCTTTCCGACTCGCAGGCCGGTGGTCGAGGCGGTGACAACCGCGCCGTTGACGGATGCGGATGGCACGACATGATCGAAAATCGTGATCACACCTTGGCCGCGCACCTTGACGACGCCGGCAAGCACCATGTTCATCCGTTCGCCGGCTACGCTTGCCTTTTCAGGCAGGACGCCAAGCGCAACGTCTGTGATCGCCGTTGTCGGCGTCAGGTTGCCGGAACCGTCGTCCTTGACGAGGATCCCGCGGAGAGTGGTTGCGGCAAGCGCTGGAAGCTTGCCGAATTCGAACGCGTTGACGCTACTCATTTCACACCTCTGATTTCCTTGGCCCGCTGAACTGCGGCAATCCCGGTTTTCCCTTCCGCTTTCGCTTTCGCGAGCGCGGTTTTGGCCGTCATCTGGCCAAGTGTCAGGCCCTCGCCTGGCGAGCCTTGCTCCACGGTCGGAAGCTTGCGCGCGCGCTTCATCCGATCCAACTCGCCCCGCATCGACTCGAGGCGCTCCGCCAGCTCGATGACGTTGCTTTCGGCGCCGTCAGCAACCGGCGGCGCGGCCTGCGATTCGCTTGCGGCCACTTCCTCGCCGGCGGCGTCCGCGGCGTCGTCAGCCGTTGGCGCAATGCCGAGCAACTCGCCAACCTCGGCAGACAGTTGCGTCATCATTGCGAGCAACTGCGTCAGCAAGTCAGCGAGCGCACTGCCGTTACCGGCGGGTGCCTCCGCGGCTTCGTCCTGCAACTCGACAACTTCGATCGCTTCGTCAGCGGCCGGTTCCGTCTGTGTTTCGTTCATCTGTTCCTCACTTAGAGAAAGGCCAACTGCGGCGGCCGCCGCTGGGTCAACCGTGTCAGTCAATCGGTAGTCTTTGATCACCGGCTTTTCGGTGACGCTGAATTCGTCGATAAACGGGCCGTAAGTCTGCCCGGTCTGTGGGTCTGTGTGCTCGGGAACGATGCGGACGGACCCGCGCTCGTACTTGCCCGAATGGATGTTTTTTTAAGGCTCAGCAAGCCACCGGGACTTGACGAACAACGCCGCCTCGCCGCGGTATTCGCGCACGTCGAAATCAAGCAAGTCACCGAGCCGCAGGCCGTCATCGTGTGCGAGCAGCACGGGCCGGCGGTAGTCGATACCGGCGGCGTCCAAGTCTGCATAGTAGCGCTTCGTTTCGGACGCCGCCGCCTCGAGGTATTCGCGGGTGATGGCGATCGTTCGTCCGCGGTAGGCCGGTAGCGTCCTTGCCGGTAACACCGGGTGCCATGCGGTCATAGCCGGTCTAGGGTGCGTTTGCGGGTACCCGCCCACTGGCGCGGCCTGTGTGAATTCAAGCGGGCCGTCAAATTGCATCGGATTCCCCTTGCGGCGCCAGAGCCATGCGGGCCACCGGATCGCGCTTTCGCGCCGGCAGGTTCAGTTTTTCGTGTACGTGGTCTTTTACATCGTCTGTGATTTCGACTGCGCCGGCCGCTACGCCCATCTGAAGCTTTGCCATGGCGTTAGTATCCTCGAGGTCACCGATCGAGTACGTCAACGTCGAGTGTGCGCCGGGACGAATCGGATCGCCGAAAATCGCGGATTCCATTTTCGGAATCGTGCCAGTGTACGGCACGTTATCTGCGCCGTTCAGCGGCGCCAGGATCAACTCGCCAAAGTACGGCGCGAACCGGATGAATTCCGCCGACGCATCCATACGAGCGGCAAACGCGCCCGTTTGGCCAAGTCCGATCAGGGAACCCTCGGCTTTGAGGACTTCCGCAATGCGCTCGAGGCAAAACCGCTTGCCGGGCTCGAAATTCGGCATGTGACCGGCCGGACTCGTAATATTGAGTTCCGCATTATCCGGCAGCACGATGACGGGGTTTTCTGCGGCAACCGCGGCGTCAACGATGTCCACCAACGTGGTTTCATCGTCACTGACAAGCGGCAAGTCGTTGCCAACGCGTCGCGCGAATGCCCATGGGCTTCCGAACTTCTCCGCGGCGATCATTTCGAGTTGTTGAAGCAACTGAAGCGCCTGAATCCACCGGGCGGCGCTTCGCATCGGGGGGATTCCCTCAAAGTTGTTGCCGAACCGATCGTATGTGTAGAGCAGCAAATTGCCGGCGTCGATTGTGTAGCTTTTCGGACCGCCAACCGTGGCGCCGGTTTCGAATTCAACCGCCACTAAATCGCGTTCGTGATCGTCTAGAATCCAGCGCTTCACGGTGCCAGGGTATCGGAACGCCAGCTTGCGGATCGAACCGGCCGGGCCCATATCGTCGTCCGTCTCTCGAAAGACTTCCTCAAACACCGAGAAACCGGCGACGAGCATGTACAAGCCCTCGCGCACGAAATTGGCCCAACCGCCCTCGAGGTTGACCAAAAGCGCCTGTTGAATGACCGCGGCCCGGTGCTCGGCTTCCTTTTGTTCGTCTTCGTCGAATGGCTCGCCATCTGGCGACGTCGCCGGCCGAACCTTCCAAACGCCGGTGACGAGCGCTTGCGCAATGCCACTCCACGCGCGCCGGTACGTTGTGCTCGTCAGAAATAGTTCGTGATAGGTCCCGAGCCTTCCCGTTCTGCCGCGCGCCGTAGTCGGCCGGAACGCCGTGTTGTGTTCGTGAGAAACGGGAAGGCCACGGGCCCAACGCAAGCCAGGAATGCCGTCTTCCAACTCGAGCACCGTCAGGTTCGCCGGCGTGTCTGGCGACTTGGAACCCTCGCTAAACTCTAGTGCGTCGTCTGATTGGTATCTGAGCCAAACGGCCTCGGAAGGCTCGCGCGCGTCTTGTTCCGCGTCGTCAACCGGCAGCAACAGCCGCCTTTCCGCAACGCCGCCACCGCTACCGCGAACCGCTTTAGCGTTGCCCCTGCCGAGAATCCTGAGAAGCCATTGGAGCAACTTATAGGGTCCGGCGCGTGTTGAGCACACCTTGCGGATTCAGACCGGCGCTGTCAAGCCGTCAAAACCATTGTGAGACGTTGCGCCGCGGTCTGTTGACTACGCCGCCCTTTGTCGGCGCGGCCAACTGGCGAAGCGCTGCGTACCCTAGAGAGATACAGTCAATGACGTCACGGCCGCCTGCCGGAAACGATGCCATAGCCTGCAAAACGACGCCGGCAACATGGTGCGCGCAAGCCACTTGCTCGCGCTCAGCCATTGCGCACCACGGCTTTGCTCGTTTCGTCTTGTCACCTGACGGCCGGATCGCAATTACCTGGCGATCGGGCAAAACCCGCGTCTTGTAATAGTGAGTTGCTTCCTTTCCGCTTGCCCCAAATTCTTCCTCGAGGACAACCGGAACCCCGGGCCCGTCAGCGTCAGCGGTTGCCCGGATTAGACGTTCCACCTCGGCAGGCTTGCCCTGAAGCGTCCGCAAGTCCCCAATAAACAGACTTTCGGTTTTGCCCTCGATTCTGTGGCCAACAAGCGCACCGGCGGTCAAGTCAACGTCACTGCGCAGCGCCTTGGACCGCGCGCCGCGATCCCAAGCACGGACCCAACGCCAACCCTCGGAAGGCACGTCACCGAACTGCACACGCTGACGCGCGAACATCGAGTCACCGTCGCGGATGTTCCAGTTGCCGTGCAACAGCCGTTGTTGATCGGCCCATGGCAGGTTCGCAAGCTTCTCCTCGTAACCTGGGTCCGCGGCCAAAAGCGCGGCGTTATCCGTCAGCTTCGCCGGAATGAACGTCAGCGACTGCGCACCGTATCCCTCCGGTGATTTCCAACCCTCTTCAACCCACCGGAATTCACCGCCGTGGCGAGTCCAGTAACGCAGAACGCCGGAACGATCCCAAATCGGAAAGCCGTCCTCGCCAATCCACCAATCGATCAACGGGCGGACGAAGCTATCGGGATCCGGGTTGCACGTGGCGAACATCCAAGGGACGACGCCAGGCGCCTTGGTTCGGTTGCGCGACGGCATATACCAGAACTGTTTTTCGGTGAAGTGAGTCAGTTCCTCAAAGCAAATGTAGGCGAGGTGCTTGGACTGGTAGTCGAGTCGGTTGGCGTCGTGCTCCATGTGCGCGAACTGCAAAACCGCCGGCTTGTTCGGATCGCGGGTGCGCCACTTCCACTCGAGCGAAGACTCCCAGAACCGCGCGCCGGTGTGCGGATAGATCGTCTTGCTTTCTTCCCAGAGTCCGCCGGCGCCGCGTAGCTGTTTCGTTGTCCGCCGGAAGACGATGCCGGTGAAGCCCGGCTTGTTGATCGCTCGTAGCGGGTTGAGCAGCGAGCACCACGACTTCCCCGAACCGGCAGCGCCGCCGTAAATCGTGATATCGGCACGACTCGAAAGCGCCAGTTCCTGCCGCGGTTGTGGTCTGATTTCCAATAGGTACCCTGCAACTTCAGCAAAATAGCGGGTTTGCGGGCCAACCGAAAGAAAAACCAACTATCGTCGCCAACACTGTTGACTCCGTCGCCAGGGTGTGAGAGAGTGGAGACATGGAAGACACCAACACAACGCAAACCCGGGACAACGAAATGAAAGACGAAAGCCGAATGGAACTTTTCGAGGGACTGAACGGCAGCGGCCACAAAGTGTGGTTGGTCTTCACGATGCGCGGCAACGCCTGCAAACACATTGAACGGTTCGACACGGAAGCCGAGGCCCGGCACTGGATGAAATGGACGTGAGTCCGGCCGGTCCAACCCTCGCCCGTCACGGAAGTGACGGGCCTTTTGGGTGTAACCAACGGCAGGGGCCACGATGAAAACACTGACCGCAGACGATCTCACCAAAACACAGGCGCGACACCTCGGGTATATCTGGGAAGCGGTTGAAGCTGGCACCGTGGAACTAGTCAGCGCCGAAACGTGCGACTACTTCAACTCCTACCTTTTCAGCGGCCGAAACGGCCGTTGTATCGGCGTCAACGTTGGCCCGCGCGGCGGCGTTCGCTTCAACCGCTTTTCCTACGGCAACGATCTGAAGGTCAAGGGTTACGCGGCCAAGCGCCACCTCTCAAACTTCCTCCGCCGTGGATTCTGAATCTTTTCCAACAATCGTCGCCAACACTGTTGACTCCGTCGCCAAGGTATGAGAGAGTGTGGACATGGAAGACAACAACCACAACACGAGCCGAGGCCAGACGATGACAACCGAAATCACAATCAACGCCGAGCACAATACAACTCTCCTCTTCACCGTCACCATCGATTTTGACAGCAAGCGGGTTGAGGTTCGCGGATGCGCCGCCATCCAATCCGGCTACGTGATGACGCTGAATCCCGAGGGCGCCCAAATCCTCTTCAACGAGCACACCGCGGAAATCATGGCGCAACTGTTCCCGCGCTGAGCGGCAGCGCCGCCGTCCTCGCCCGTCCTCGCAAGGGACGGGCTTTCTAGGTGTAACCAACGGCAGGGGCCAACCATGAATGACGAAACCAAAACCACCTACACAACACACGGCAGCGTCCGCGGCGGATGCGGCCACACTAACAACCACAACCACACAGGCAGGGAAATGACAACCGACCCAACAACCGAAACAGACGCTGAGCGTCAGCACACGGCACGGTGTGTCGATCGAATCCGGCGCGCGACCAAACTGCCGCTCGAGGACGCGCAAGCCTCACACGCGCGTAGGGACGACTTGGACGCCGCCGCCAACGTCTACCTTGGATTGCGCGACGCAATCGACCTTCCCCCGTGGCTCCACGCCAGCCGTCCGCTTTGCGGACTGCATCGCAAGTGGCTGTCTGACGCAGAAACCGCGGCGGACTTGCTTCAACTGATGATCATCGAGGAAGTTCCGCCGCTGACGCTGCGGTGCCAGAAAGCGCTTTGCATGGCAATCGCCAGCATACTTCACACGATCGCGCAAGCGGCCAAGGGGGCCAAATGACTACCGACGAACAACAGGACCAAATCTATCGCGACGCCATCCCAGAGCGGACGCTCGTAGCCCTGAACGATTGGGCTACGAGGGGCGGCCACCTTGGCCACTTCCTCGAGGCGTTTCTTTCCAACAACCTGCGAGGTGTGTTCGATCGCGGCGATGACGGCAACCTTGCCGCGCTCGTAGACATCTGGCGATACATCTTCAACCGGTTGCCGGCCGGGTGCTACGGAACCCCTGAACGGCTCAGCGAATGGCGCGCCCGTTCCGGCTACATCCCTCGCGACCATGCCAACCTTGTTTGGCCGCTTGGCTGGCGCATCGAGGACACAGGCGGTGCATCGTGAGTAACGAACGAATCCACTTCCGATGTCCGCCGGCGCTACTCGAGCACCTGGCGCAGCGCAGCGCAGCGGACGGAGTCAGCGCAACCGCGCGCCGGGACTTGGCGCGGTACTACTCGATCCTTTCGTTCGCTTTCGCCTTGTCCGGCGTCAACGCCTACGAGCTGGCGCTTGTGCGCAAGGCAATGGCGGAACTTGAACCGGCCCGCTTCGCATTTGGACCGGAACCGGCCGCACCGCGCGCCGAATTGGTGGCGGTTGTTGAAAGTTTCGTCCGTTCGGACCGTTTCGAGGGCCAAATCAGCCTCGGGATGCTGGCATGCGCCAAACTCGCCGCAATGACGGACCTTGAAGCCCTGGCGATCATCGATCACTGCGAACGCCTGGCAATCAGTGACGTTGTGTTTGCCGGGCTCGCCGGTGGCGGTAAACCGATCGCTGGGCTTCACCCGGAAGTCCGCAAACGGATGGAAGACGACGAAACGGGGGCGCCGTGACACCGTTGGAGCGGCAGATTTGGGCCGCCGCATGAATCGTTGCCACCATTGCCTCGTGCCGATGTCGTTTGTTCGCGTGGTCCGCGACCGTCACCGCAAGTTCATGCGCGAGCACGCCTGCCCGCAGTGCGGGCGCACGCTGTTTTCGGCGTACCGGTGGTCCCACAGCAACCGGGCGCTTCGTCGGATGTATGCCGACCGCGGGCGTATACGTGACGGGCTCCGCCGCGCATGGGGTTTGGCACGGCCGCGGCGCAATGGCTAACGCGGCGGACGGCAAGGCGTGGAATGCGGTCCTTACATTTCGGGGGCTTTCGACGCAAGCACGTGAGGCAGTGGAGGCAGATACACCCGAACCGTAGCGCCAGGGTTCAGGCGGCGCAGTGCGCGCGCGATTCTGCGTTTCGCATACAAGGTGGCGGTTTCTTTTCGGGGGTCGGAACCGCTACACTTCGGGTCTGCGTGCTCCGTGCTCGCATAGCCCCGGCGGATGGTCCCCACTACTCCGTCGGGGCCCCTTTGCTCAGCAAATGAAATGCCGTCGCAGCCACGCAAGGGACTTGTCCGTTTCCAAGGGCTGTAAGCCGGTCGCTCCGATTGGCCACGCCATAAGCCATTCCACGAAGCACGGGTTCAGGATGCCCGGCGCCCCAAGGCGTTCCTGCGCGGCTTTCTGCAGACCCGGATTCCCGCGCGCGTAACTGGTATTGCCCCGCGTGCCGTCCGCCGCGATCGGAGTCGGCCACCGAAGCGTCCCCCGCCTTCCGTCGGCCGCGTTCGGGGTCGGGAGCTTGCCCATCGAGGCCAGGGCCGACAGCGCCGGGGTGTTGCGCTGCGTTTGCGCTTTCCCGTGAGTGTTCTTCGCGTCCCACGTTGTCGGCGTCGGTAGCGAGGAGCCAGAGGCGTTTCCGGGTATGCGGGGCCCCAAGATCGTCAGCTCCGAGCACACACCAGCGCGCATGAAACCCTGCTTCGGCCAAGTCTCCGAGAACGGTTCCGAAGTAGCCGTGAGACTTGCTCCGGAGGTTCGGCACGTTTTCCAGGAACGCGAAGCGGGGTCGAACCTCGCGAATGATCCGGATCGTGTCCGGCCACGCGTTGCGTTCGTCGTCTTCTGCGAGCCCGGCGCCGGCGACGCTGAAGGGTTGGCACGGGAAGCCGGCGCCGATGACATCGACGAGCCCCCGCCAGGGACGACCGTCGAAGGTTCGGACGTCTCCCCAGATCGGCGCGTCGTGGAAGGTTCGATCGTTGATGCGGGCTCGGATGACGCGTTGACAGTAACTGTCGCGCTCGACGTAGCAGACCGTTCGCCATCCGAGCAGGCACGCGGCGTACTCCCCGCCGCCGGCGCCGGTGAAAAGTGAGAGGTGTCGAAGCCCTCCGGAGTGTAGATCCAGCCCATGCCGGGCAGTGTGTTTTGCATCGGTCATTCCTCTTCGTCCGCCGGGCCGCGCTCGCGCAACTCGAGTTCCCTGGTAGGT